TGGCCGGCGCGGCCGGCTCGGTGTGAATCGTCTGTGGTGCCGGGTCGATGGGCGCAAGTTCCACGGCGCCGATGCCCGTCAGAAAGGTGACCATGGCCGCATCCAGGTCGGCGGAGTCACCAGCCTTCAGATGCTGGCCGACTCCAATGCAGACACCGCGGAGGGCTCGGACTTTCATGTTAGGACAGGTTCGACGAACAGATGAACGCTTGCGGATAGCGGATGAGGACATCCACCATCCACATGGCGCGGATCCCGACCTGCGCCTGGTTGAACCGGGTGCCGCCATTGTCCATGGCGAGCTCGAGCACGCCCCAATCGCCGATGATGACTTCGTTCCACGAGCCGAAGATCAAGTGGGCGGCCGTCAATTGCTCGGACGACATGGCCTTGAACCCGACGAGCTCGCCGTCGAGCATGTTGCCGGTCCAGAGCGGGGTATCGGTGCTGGTGAACCGTTGCACCTGCATGAGGCGCGCGGCGCCGGCGGTCGTGGTGACCCATCCCGGATTGCCGCGAATCGCATTGGCCCCGCCGGCCGTCGAGACGAACGCGAGAATCTTGGCATAGGTGGCGGAGGCCGCATCCTGACCCGAGGTGATCCCGGAGGTGTTCTCGATGCCGATCGGCTGTGCGCCGCCGGTCCCCTTGATCACCACGGCATCCACGCCATCGATCGCGATGTCCGCCGCCAGATCGGCCATGACGAACTGCTCGGCCGACGGCGTGCTCTGCCGGAGGAGCTGCTCGGACACATCAGTGATGGCGATCGCCGTCTTCGGCGTCATGGAGAGCTGGCCCAATGCTTGGTCGGTCGCGGTGACGCTCGTGCCATCCCCACCCTGCCACGTGACCGTCCCCTTGCCGGTCTGGCGGGCAAAGGTCACATTGCCGACCAACCCGGAGAGATTCCGCGCTCCCATGGCGAGGGCCACGGAGCGGTTGCGCAGAATATCGATGAACCCCATGTTCTCCACGTTCACCAGATAGCCACCCTTCGAACCGGGCTGCGTCGCCATGGCGCGTGATGCCGCCTCGGCCCCGAGGGGTCGCGTGAGCACTTCGCCAGGCACGAGAATGTTCGATGTGAGTTCACGGCCCAGCTGCTTGGCGACGGTGCGTGAACACTCGATCTCGAAGGACGCTTCCTCGATGAACTTCGGATTGTTGCCGCCGAACTTCATGGCGCGAATGGCGCGGAAGATGCTATAACCCTTGGCTTCTTTCACCGACATGCCGACGGCTGAGGCGGAGACTGGATGCTGCCGGCCGCGCTCTTCCATGACGTCGAGGATTTCGCTTGCGATCTTCGTGAGCGGCATGCCCTCCTCGATCCAGCGGGCTTCGACGCGCGCATCGATGCGGTTGGACTTACAGAGATTGGCGATGGCCTGCCGGCGCTCCTTCTCGGCCTCCACGGCCCCAATCTTTCGTGTGTTGGCTGCCTCAGCGGCCACCGCGGCGGCGTTCTCTTCGTCGGTCATAACCTGCTCCTTTGTTTGGGCGCTGGGCGCCGGGGGTTGACTGATTGGTGCGCGTGCTGCTTGCGGGGGAACGACCGCGGCCGGCGGGCTGGAATCCGGCTTCGACGCCCGGATCATCCGCACGTCATATTCCTTCTCGCACCGACCAATCCCGACGGTGGGATCTGCCGGCACGCTCACGATCGAGACCTCATAGGGCTCCCAATCGGTCATCGTGTAAACTTCGGTCTTGGTATTTTCCTCGATGACGTTGATGCGATAGGCCAGGGAGACGTTCCGCAGGCCGCCGTCGATCATCGTCTTCACTTCTTGGGCCCGATCGGTCGCGAACAATTTCGCGTCGACCATCAGCCGGTTGTTCTCCACGCGCGCATCGCTAATGACACCGATGGGATCATCGACGTTGTGATTGAACAGCAGTGGCATGGCACCGGACTTGGCCCGATCGAGCCGCACCGCGCTTTTCTCGTGCGAGAGCACTTCGGTGCCGTACCAGCGTTCAACCGGCTCTTCGGACGACGCCGGGAAGGTCAAGGTGTCCTGATTATCTTTGCGCTCGATCAGGATGGCGGCCGCTTCGACACCGCGGCGCAGTAAACCTTTTTGCTTGATGACTTCTTCAACGACCTCAGGCATGGGACCTCCCTGCGCTCTTCAACATTTTTTCCGCCGTCTGCACGGTGGGGTCGGCGCCTTCGTCGCCGGCAGCGGGATCCACGACAAGGGGCGGATCGGCCGGGTTCTGCGCCGTCTCCTTGGCCGCCGAGGGCACGTTCGGATCCGTATCGAACATCAGGCCCTTCTCGGCCATCTGCTCCAGCTCGGACTCGCGCTCATCGAGCACGTCTTCGAGATCGCGGCCATCGCCGGTCGCGGCAATGACCGCCGTAGTCGTCGTGAAGCCGCACCGCACGGCTTCTTTATAGGCGTTGACTTCTTTGGTGGGATCGACCCACCCCCACCCACGCGGTTTGAAGCAGACGGCTTCGAACTTTTTGGGATTCGCCGCATACTCCTGGATATTGATCGAGGGGATCGCACCGGCCAGCACGGCCTGTTGCAACCAGAGCTTATGGAGGCGATGCCGGAACGACCGGATGAACCAGAGTTGCAGGACGCGCCAGAGATCGCGATCATCGAGCAGCGCGAGACGAGAACTGGAATAGTTGCTTTGTGAATAATCGCGCGAGAGGCTTTCGTAACTACAGCCGACGCCGGCGGCGACTTCGCGCAACATCATGCGCATGAAGGGATCGATCTGCGTATTGGGCCGATTGGGGCTAAAGCTGTTGAATTTCTCGCCGGCGGCCAAACGCTGCACGACGGCCGGTTCGAGTTCCATCTGGAGCGAGCCGTCCTCTTGCTCGTCGCCGAAACTGGGATCGCCGGCGGGGGTTTCGATGATGCCCATATAGCAGGCAGCGGCCCGAGCGGCCGTAATTTCCGCCTCCGTCAATCCGTCCATATCGTTCAGCTTCCGGGCGGCGGCGTGCATCCAGGGAATGGCCCGTGTCTGCGGCCAGCGGTCGATGAGGCGCAGATGCTGGATATATTCGGCCGGGACGCGCTCGAGGGCGCTCGCGGTCTGGTTCGGCCGGAGCGGTTGCAAATCACCGGGATGGGTCGTGCGGAACCAATAGGCCAAGGGCGCGAAAAAGGCGTCGATCTCCACGCCCAGCCGGACCGTCGCGGAGGTGACGCCGGGAGAGGGCTGGAACTGATCGGCCAACCGCTCCGGCTCGATGATTTCGAGCGCGAGCGGCACGGAGGAACCGGGGAGCTTGGTGAAATGCAGACGGATGAAGATCTCGCCCGCTTCGAAGACCTGCCCGATCAGTTGCCGTTCCAGGTCGGCGAAGTGCAGCGAGCGGCCCATATGGCAATGGCCCGCCTGACACCACTCTTCGCAGGCCTCCTCAATGTCGTCGTTGATCGCATCGTTGAACGTATTGCGCGTGGTCTTGACCTTGGCCTGCATGCCGATGCCGGAGCCGATGATATTGTTCTGGATGATGACTTTCGCCCGCTTGGCATAGCCGGCGTCACGCACCAGGGCGCGCGAACGATTCCGGGCCGTCGTGAGACTCGTCTGGAGTTCGTTGTCTTCGCTGGTGGTCGAGGTGCCCCAGCCGCTCGTCGTGCGACCGGCCCGGCCGACGGCATACATCCGCTGCGCGGTCGCGCGCTTCGCGGGCGGCGCAAGGTAACGGGCGAGGGTGCGGCGCAATCCGTCAAACACGGGTGCACCGGATGCCGATCCGCCGGCGATTGATCCCGGTCCGCGCAAAGGAATCGGCGTCGGCTTCTTTGGCCACTTCCGCCTGATAGAAGCTCCGCCATTTGATCAGATCGGCCGGCGTGAAATTAATGATCCGGCGGCCGTTGATTTCGAGTTGGAGCTGGGTGGTGGAGGCCTTGCCTTCATAGGCCGCTTCGATCGCCTCGAGCATTTTCTTCGCATGGGTGCGGCCGTCATACGTCGAGAGGGCGGCGAGGTTCGGGAGAATCTCGATCATGCCCTCCGCGACGGTATAGATGTCGGTGCCCTTCGTGACGCGGGCCATCCAGCGATAGGAACCGGCGGTATAGGCGGCCGTCACAGACGCGGCGATCGAGATCAGAAAGTCCGCGCCGCTCGCACTCGCATTGATCGTGATTTTCGCGGCGGCATTGATGAGCGTATAGGCGAGCGTCCAGCCTCCGCTGGCGGGGTAGTCCAGCAGTGATTTAGACCATGAGAGCAGATCTCCTGCGCGAAAGGTGGTGGGTTCCGTTGTGGGCGTCGGCACACTCATGCGCGACGGTATACCCGCGATCAGACAAACCGTCTATGGCACGTTGTGGCCTAATGTAGTACGTTGTGGTACGACTTTCGGCCTATTTCCAGCCGGTGACAAATCCCTTGGGGGCGCGCGGGGCGGGCTTTTGCTTGGATTCAACTAGCTCCGATTCAGCAGCATTTTTCTTCATCATTTTTTTGACGTCGCTGACCGGGACATAGAATCCGCCTTTCACCGTGAACGCGTTCGGGAACACGTCCCCCTCGCGAATCCACCGGCGAATGGTCTCCTCGTCCTTCTGGAACAGCGTGGCGAGATCCTTGACGGTGAAGAGCTTCGGCGGCAACGAAACCTCTACCTTTCTGCAGACGTCTGCACTCCGGTGAAAACGAGATGTGTGGGAGGATTAATTTCATAGCCCTTCACTTCATGCGGATTGTTTAAGGGTGGTTTGATATGACGAATCCAGAACTGCTCCACGTCCTGCAGATGGGCTTCCGGGCATGGAATCCACAATACCCTCTCCCAGCTTTTCCCTGATCTACGATGTTCATCGAGACGGGAAGGCAGATTGATTGACTGACCAACATAGGCGATGCATCGATTCGAAATTAGGAAGTAAATACATGGCGGGTTGAATCCAGTTTGGCCCAATCCTTCAAAGAGGCGATCTCTCATGGAAGAAAGCTCAATCGGAATATCTTTGTCGGGGGCCACCAGCGAATGCACGGCAAATCTGATAGGCAAGGTTGCCCCAGCATACTCAGTCACGAGGTTATCGTTGATCCATTTAGCCGCTTCTCTCTTTCGGAAAAGAGGCGGTCCGTTATCCACTCTCAAATGCGGAATAAGCAGGAGCTGAACGAGCTCTTCAATCCTTTCTACCGAAACAGTGGTGAACTCGGATAGCTGACGCGAATCCATTAAAGCTCCTAAGCTGCGGTTGGTGTGTTCTTCGATTTTATTCATGAGAGCTCCATTCAGAGGTGGATTCGCTTTCGTGACCGCATGCTGCGCGAGGTAGCGCGTTTCTAATTCCACGAACGTGGCAGACTGTGATCGCCGCTCTTTTTCTTCTCCAGGATCGTTCCCCTTCGCGATCTCCACAATCTTCACATTGGCAAGATCACGGGCTTGGTCGATGGTGAGCATGCCATAACGGCCCAGCGTCATACGGCGCACCCGGCCTTGAATTTCCCGTTCCAGAATGAAGGTCTTGCTTCCCTTGGTGATCCGGATGGCAAACCCCCTCAACTCTCCATCACGCAGGAACCGTTGCCCTTTGGCGGGATGCGTCGCCAGGTCGATCAGTCGTTTGGTCAGCTTGGGCAGTCCACAATCCATCACCGCCACCCCTTCACAAAGCCGCCACGGCGATGTGCCGGCAGCTGCGGTTTGGTGCTGCGATCTGTCACGAAGGATGGCTTCGGCGCGGGATCCGACACCCCCACCGCCGCCGGCTGCTGATCCTCGTCCTCCGGTGCGAGATCCATCTGCGGAGGCTGCTCGAGCTTCGCGGCCAACTTCGCCCAGTTCGGATTGAGCAAGGAGACGGCCGCCAGGTTATACACCTTCAAATCAAGCGCTTCGTTTCTGGCACGGATTTTTTTATAGAAATAGCCGATGTTCACACCGCGATCATACTTGGACCGTTTCTCTTCGCCCGCCAGTTGTTTGAAATATTCTTCGTCATATTCCGGTCGATCCGGGAAATGCACATAGCCGGGGCCCGGCTCTGTCAGCGCGAGGCGCGGGAAAATCGTATCTTTGGCGGCGACGGTCCCGAGATGGTAGAGATGCACGGTGCTGCCGCGGGGCCGGGTCGGCCGCGGTGGCACGAGCGGCGCTCCCTGTTGGCTGCTGCCCTTGATGGCATAGCATCGGCCCCGGTACCGCCGCACAAACCAATAGGCTTCCTTGGTGTGGTGCCCGCCGGTATCGACGCAGACACATTCGACCCGGAGCGCGATCCCGCAGACATGCAGCCGCGGACGCGCCAGCCAGTCGGTCACATCTTTCCAGACGGTCGGCTGGGCCGGGCTGCCGGGGAAGACGCGATAGTCGATGCTCCAGGATTCTTCGTCCTCACCCCAGCCCACGATCTCCGCCTCCAGGCGGTCGTCCTGCACATCGATCGCGGCCGTCAGGACTAACACGCCACCCGGACAGGCCGCCTCATAGATCTCCCGCCGTTGATAGAGCGCCGACTGGTCGACCTTCTCCCCTTTCTCTTCCCACGTCTCGGCCAGCACGGTGTTGATGAACGTCTTGAGCTTGCGCATGTCGCCGGTGGCCGCCTTCTCATTGGCCTCGATCCACTGCCGGGCGAGCTCGGGCCAGGAGAGGGCCCAGCCGTAGGGCTGATAGAGCGCGTTGATGTGAAAGGAGCGCACGGGATTCTCCGGGTCGTCGTGGATCCAGCGGCCCTGTTCGAGCATCCAGCCCTTCGCATGTTCCGCGATGAGCGCGGCACAGCCGGCGCAGCGATAGGCCGCTCGGTCCGGCTCGGCCACGCCGTCAAACGTATAGACCAACTGGCCCCACTGAAGATATTGCAAATGTCCACAGACAGGACAGGGCACGTAATAGTGGCCGCGGCTGCCCCGCTCATAATCCGGTTCGATGCGGCTGGTGTCGGCCTCGAGCGGGGTGGAGAGTTCGAAGATCTTCCGGCGATCAAACGTCGCGCTGCGCTTCTCGGCCAGATCCACCGGATGGCCTTCGCCGTTCACATCGGCGGGGCAGCCGTCGACTTCGTCGATCATGACATAGCGGGCGCTGGTGAACCGCATGCCGATGGCGCTGTTCGAGCCGACGAAGTTGATGAAGCCGCCGAGAAATTCCTTACTGAAAATATTGTTGCCGCTATCGCGGGAGCGGGCTTCGCGGACTTTCCCGCGCAGGCAGGTCGTGAGTTCAATCATCGGCTTGACTTTTTCGTTCGACAGTTTCTTCGCGAGATCTTTCGTCGGCTCAAAGACGAGCATCGCGCCCGGCGCCCGGTCGATGATATAGCCCATCCAATTGACGCCGATCTGGGTCCCGCCGATCTGCACGCATTTCATGAAGACGACGGTCTTACAGGGATGTGACGGCGAGAGACATTGCATGATCTCCCGGAGGAACGGCGTCCGGCTCGTGCGCCACTGGCCTGATTCCGCGACATAGTTCGGGAGTTGCACATGTGCATCCGCCCATTGATCGACGGTCTGCTCCGGATCCGGCCGGAGCCCGGCCCGAAAGGCGACGGTATAGCAGCCTGGCGAGGAGAGCAGCAGGTCCGTCATGCCGCCTCCGTGCCGCCCGTGTCATCAGTCTGGAGCGCCAACGCCTCGAGCGCCTGTCGTATTTCCCGTTCGAGCAGATCATAAATTTTCCGCTGATCCGTCTCGGCCGCGAGAATGCCGGCCAGCCGAGACGGGATATTCAACATGCCGTCGCGCACCAAGCGCCCTATACGAAAAGCATCCACTTGCACGGCATCCCGTCTGACCAGCGTGGCGATGCGCTCCTCATAATCCAGCCGGGCAATTTCCGCCCGGAAATGTTCACGGCGGGCCTGCAGTTGCGCGAAGGCGGGATCGTTCGGCGGGGCCTGATCAGATTCGTCGGAATTGTCAGGCCCGAGCAGTGAGGCCCCTGGTTCGACATAGATCGGTTTCGCGAACGGTGCGCGGTCTGCGTGTCGCATGGCCAGGCGTAATTTATCGGCTTCCGTAAAATCGAACGGCTCCAGATACTGAATGCCGACACGCCGAAGCTG